ATCAACAAACTATCATATTATAAGAAGTCAAGAAGATTCAAGTTATACAGTTCCAAGTGCAGTTTCTACATGGAGAACAACTATATATACAGAGTTTGATGCTCATGTAATATCAATAGATGCTTGTTCAAATATTTCTGATTTTGAAGCATTAGATATTTCTTTTACACCACAACCAGATGATGTCCAATGAAATTAAGTGATAATTTTAGTTTAGAAGAATTATGTAAAAGCAGTACTGCATCAAGGCTAGGAATAGATAATACTGCCTATGATATAGATACAATTAATAATTTAAAAAATGTAGCTAGAAATATATTACAACCAATACGAGAAAAGTATGACATTCCTTTTTCTCCAAATTCTGGTTACAGATCACCAACTCTGAATGAGGCAATTAAAGGTTCTCCTAAATCACAACATTGCGAAGGAAAAGCAGTTGATATAGAAATCCCAACCATTGATAATTCAGCATTGGCACATTGGATAAATATGAATCTTGAATTTGATCAGTTGATTTTAGAGTTTTATAGAAAAGGCGATCCAAAATCTGGTTGGGTTCATGTTTCATATAATGAGGGTAATAATAGAAAAGAAGTTTTAACCTTTGATGGCAAAATATTTGAAAGAGGTTTAAAAACATGAGTCAAAAAAAATTCCAAAAAGAATCAATATATGCTGAATATGATGAAGATGGGGATGGAATTGTAAGTGATGCTGAATTGGCTCATGTAACAGAAATAAAAAAACTTGAGAATGATCTTCGCAAACAAAGGGCACAGAGGAGAATGGCAACTGCGAGTTTAATTGCTATGGGCATTTTTACTGGTGCTATGTTTTTTGTGGATATTGAAAGAGTTAAGGCTTTAGCAGATATTAGCAATCTTTTTTATATCTCTGGAGCAGGAATTGTTGGTGCTTATATGGGAGCATCAGCTTTTATGAATAGGAATGGAAAATGACAACCGCATTTCTTCTTATCTGCTCCCTTAATGGTGTGATGGATAGAGAAGGAATATATTTTAGAAATGCGAGTACTTGTATAGATTTTAGTCAAATGTTAAGTAACCAATCTTATATGAAGGATAATGAAAAATTTACTTATGATTGTATGTGTAAATTAGTTCCTAACATAAATTCCAAGAAAGTGAGGGTTTATTAATGTTACAAGCACTTATAGGACCTGTAACAGGTTTATTAGACAAGTTTATTGAGGACAAAGATCAAAAGGCTAAATTGGCTCATGAAATAGCTACTATGTCAGAAAAACACGCACAACAAATTGCATTGGCTCAAATTGAAGTAAATAAAGCAGAGGCACAATCTGGTTCATTATTTAAAGGAGGATGGCGCCCTGCAGTTGGATGGATTTGTGCAATTGCTTTTGGTTATCACTTTATTATTAAAGATCTTATTATGTTTATATGTGGAATTGCAGGATTAGAATTACCAGATCTGCCAGAATTTGATATGGGTACACTTTTAACTGTTCTTGGCGGTATGTTAGGAATTGGATCATTAAGAACATACGAGAAACAAAAGGGATTAACAAAATGAATTACGAGATCTGCGAAAGATGCAAAGTTGCATTACAACCACAAGAATTAAAAGATATCTATCAATGTCCAGTGTGTAAGGTTTTCTATGACAAAAAGACTAACTAGACCTCAAGTTCAAAGATTTTTGATTTTATGTCAGTTGAACGATACTTATACTCCCAAATTATTTAAGGATATGTTAAGGGAAATGATGACTGATAAATATGTTGAGTTTAGAGACAAAGATTTTGTAATTACAGACAAAGGTAGAAAGGAAATGGAAAGACTGTTAATATTAAGTGGGAATAAGGAAGAGTTAATTGACAAGAGAATCAGCACATGAATTAGCAGTTAAGGCTCTTGAAAAAATCGCAGAACACGAAAAAGAATGTGCTTTGCGATGGGGAGAGACAAAGGCTGAACTAAAAGACATGAAAACTCATATAAATAATCATTCCTCTAAATGGGATAAATTAACTTGGTTAATTATTGCAAGTGTGATTGCATTTTGGTTAACAAGTTTCTTAAAATAATGGAGAAATATTATAGACCCATTAACAATTGCAAGTGCCGTAGGGATGGCAACAAGTGCTTTTAATACAATTAAAAAAGGCTTTGCTATGGGGCGAGATATTGAACAAATGTCTGGTGATATTGGTCGTTGGATGTCTGCAGTATCAGATGTTGACAATGCAGAGAAAAAAGCAAAGAATCCACCGTTATTTAAAAAATTATTATATGCCACAAATGTTGAACAACAAGCACTAGAAGCATTTGCTGCAAAAAAGAAATTGGAAGAACAAAGATACGAATTAAAAACATTTCTTAATATGACTTATGGACCTCAAGCATATAATGAATTATTGGCTATGGAAGGTCAGATTCGTAAAGAAAGACAACAAGCAATCTATGAAAGAGAAAAAATTAAAGAACAAATTATAAGTGTTATAGCAATAATTATATTATCATTAACAATTATAGGTTTTCTAGCTTTGGTTGTTTATTTAGCCAAAGAAAAATATAATGGTTAGATATTTTAAATTCATTCTAATTTTCTGCTTTCCTACTATTCTATATGCTGATGCAAAAATCTATAATGCACCAAAAGATTATACTTATAGACAGAAAGTCTGGCAGGGGAAAATAACAGAAAAAAAATATACTACTTGCAGATTAAAAAAAAGAGTTACTTCAAAATACACAAAGAAGAAAGCCTGCATATACCAAGGAGGCAATAAAACTTTTACAATGATGATTGAAACTTTCTGCCCAAAACAATATAAATGTGTATATGATCCAAATGGCACAGAACCAGATATTGATAAGGTCATGGAAAGTTTAAGGGGAATAAAAGATTGAAAAAATATTATATTTATGAAAACGATACTTTGAGATTAATAAAAGAAACTTATATTGAAAAAGATGCTTTAAGATATCAAAGAGCAGGATATTTAGTCAGATCAAGAACAAAACCAATTAGAAAAAATGCCAGAGCAAATTCTAATATCTCTAGATGAACTCAAAAAGATTAAGTTAAATGAAAAACAGATTTTGTTAGTTATATATTTAATTGATTATTATATTTTGAAAGAAAAACAAAAACCACTAGGAATATCTAAATTAAGAGCAAAATGTGAATATTTGCTTGGTTATAAGGTTGAAACTGAATAATACGAAAATTAAAGGCGATTTAAAGACCACTGAGTAGGGGGAAGTAGTATCCCATGTATGATTCCATCCTTTAGCGAAAACATCTTCCGTGTAGCCAACAAACAAGCGACCATCTAATACCCTCTTTTATTGGGTTTACTTTATGAGGTAAAAATGATGGAAAGGTTAATATTTGATTTTTTTCAAGATTTACAGTTTGAATCCCATTATTAAAAACAAGAAACTCCCCACCTTCAAAATCATCATTTAGCAGAATACTAAATCCTAGTTTTCTTGTGGAAGCATTTCCATTCCCTAAATCAACGTGCCAATCATATCCTTTTGATGGCGCAGAATATTTAAGAAGTTGTGGTCTCTCAAACATTCCAACAAGATCATAATTATACTCTTGATTATAGTTAATCATTAATTGCAGGATTGTTTTATCTACCCAAGATTCATCTTCATGTATTGGATATACTTCAACATTTCGTATATCGACAATATTGTCAGTTTCGTCAGTACCCTCTTTTTGGACAGATCCAACAAGTGGTTTTATTTTGTGTCTTAATTCAAAAACCTTTTCTGCCCATTTGTGGTCAATAAAATCAAGCATCACATTATGTGAAGTTTCATTTATTTTTGGTGGTATTGCAATTGTCATAGTTTCCTCTTTTGGTTTGCTTTGTCCAATAGGTTAGATCACTAATTCCAATACTGCGATAAGAAACAGTCCTCAACGAATGGACAAAGCAATTCAAATTCTACCAATCTTAATAAATTTAGCAAGAGATGCTCTGAATAGTTTCAAAGATCTAGTATCAAAAAGATTTGGATCATATTTTTCATAAAAACATTTTTGCCAAAGATAATAAGAAAAGACATAGTTGTTAGTATTTGCTTTCACACAAAGTAAAAAAATATTGTGAAAAACATTAGGTTGATTTTCCCTCATTGAATTAAAAGCAAGATCAAAAATCTTTGTCTTGCCATTTATAATTGATTGGATAGTCATTATGCAGTTTCCATTGTAACATTAACATCTAGAACTGTATGTGGAGGGTTTGAAATTCCATATATCATTGATCTAGTAAATTGATCTGCAGTTTGTAATTCAGTCAAATAGTTTTTTGCATCATCAAAAGTTTGAAAAAATTCTTTTGCATAAAGTCCTCTTCCAAGTCTTGTTGAAACACAATATTTAGAAATATATTGTTTTAAATAATTGTCATAGTCTTCTGAAGATTTGATAGTTTTTTCATTTAACATTTTGTTTTCCTTTGTTTTGTTTTGTAATTATATTTTTATAGTATTATCTATTTGACACAATGTCAACCCTTAAATGATGTTTTTTATAATCTTTTTATACTTCTTCGTATAATTACATCAATAGTATCTTTTACGAATTTGTCATCAGTATACCTCATTTTCAATTCAGTTACTGGGATTCCAATTTCATTGGCGCACTTTTCAAAAATAATATTTACAAAGGTTTCAAAAAGATTTTCGTATTGTTTTTCAGTCAATGCCATTTTACCCTCCTATAAAAGCATATCCTTTTCTTCGTACTCTATTTTCCAAGTTTCATTGATACTCATAAGATCATTTTTTGAAAGATACTTCATGGTATGATTTTCCTGCTCATAAAGTTTTGCAAATAATTTATCCCAAGTATCATAGTCCATTACAAATGGAGTCTTGGAATCATTCTGGTACTTTCTTATCATTTTATCAAATTCAAATTTTAGTCTATTGTATTCGTCTAAATGAATTTCTGTAGTTTTGATTGTTTTAGTAATTTTAGTCATCCATCAATACCTTTGAAGTGTAGTCATTCATTTCTTTGTAGTAATCATCTACCCATTCTATCATTTCTTTTCTAGTTCCATTTCCATTACAGTAAACTTTTTTTCCTCTGTTAATTACAAGTTTTTCTTTGATTGGGTTAAAACAAACATCTTGCTTAAATACCCCCCAATATGCATATGGAGAACCACTATATCTCGTATCCTCAATAATGAAATCTCTATAGAGCCATCTTATTCCTCCAAAATCTGATTCCAATTTTGTTAATTTGAATTTAGTCATTTCTTTTATTCCTTTGTTTTTGTAATTATAAAAATAAAGTAACATGGGATTGAAACAATGTCAACCCTTAAATGATGTTTTTTTAAGAAAGTTCTCTTTTTAATTGGTAGTAAATATCTTGAAATTCGTCAAAATACCAAGTTTGAAAATTTTCTCCAACTCTTTCGCATTGAGTTTTTCTTGGTTTTTCAAAATCGCACATATTGTAACCACTCCCTTCTTCGAGAGTAAACTCAATATTATTGTCAGCACAAAGTTTAGAAAATTTTCTATAGTATGCTCTTTGTGTTTTTACGAATAGTTTGTATTCATTTTCAGTTGTTTGATTTGGATAAAAAGTAATCCCTGCAATCTTGCACTCTGATTTGAAAGGTGTTTGTTTTACTATTCTATCTTTAGTAAAAGAGTTGATAAATTCGTATGCTTTTGTTTTTGTTGGGAAAATATCCATAACTGTATTTTCAAACATGGCAACCCATTTCCAAGATGAGCGCCATCCAACAGAAGAGTATACTTTCCATTTGGAGTTATCTGAAAGCATCTCCTTAGTATAACCTCCTAATCTAGGCATTTATACCTCCATAGTTTTGTTGAACCATTCCATTTGAGAGGTAATTAAGAAAGTGCATATAGTCCCCATTTTTGAAATCAATCTGAACCAAAGTATTTTTGATTTTAGTTTGTGTTCCATGATCAAGGTTTTTTAGAAAGTCAATTAAACACCCTGCATCAACCATATGAAAATCATTTTCAGTTTCATGTTCAAAAATATGGTTTTTATCAAATCCCTTTTCGTCTAAAAAAGTATCAAGCCAATTTGAAAATCTCATTAGTTTGCTCCCTTTGAAAAAGTTACCTCTTGAGAAATTTGAGTTTCTGCCCAATGTTTAGCAGACAAAAAATCTTGAAAAATCGCAGTTTTGAAAGTATTCTTTCCATCAATTGAGTTTTTGCTATCTGCAAAATATTCAATGTGTACTTGACAACGATCATTTAGAAATTCAACAATTTCAACATAACCTTTGATTGCATTAGTTGAGATGTATTTTTTACTTCCATCCCAAAGTTCATATGGTTTTGAAAATTTAAGCATTTTTTGTTTCCTTTGTTTTGTTTGTTTATATTTATAAAGTAATATAGGATTGACATATTGTCAACCCTTAAATGATGTTTTTTTAAATTAATTTGATTTTTTTTATAAATTAGATTACTTTATATTTGAGATCTTATTTAAGTTCACATCACGAACTCCTCCAAATAAGGTTTCGCCTTTGTTTTGTAAAATGAAAGAGGGAGCAAATGCTCCCTTTTTCTATGTCCAATCATACATGGGTATCCATTTACATGGTCTGTATGGTCTTTAAATCAAGACGAATTTAGGCATTTTCGCATTGTTTCCAAAAACTTGATGAAATCATCTTTCGTATTTCCTCATGTCGTTTGTGCTGAATTATATGTTTATTTGTATCTTTTGGCACATCCTTCAAATGAGTACTCCATTCAGTTCCTGCTTGGAAGACACTCCATAATGAACCACTTGCGCCATTTCTTCCATAGTCTCCCTTCCCATGAATTTGAGTTGTTTCTTTCTCGTATAAATTCATAAGTACATTTAATTGTTTTTGGTTTGTTGCAGGAGATCCATTTCTTACTTTTTCAGCATCTGCTTGGGATCTAGCAATAGTTTTTTCAAAAAGCAATTTAGCATTTTCATCTGAAATTTTAGTATCAAACCATTTTCTGAATCTATTAGTTTCATCTGTAATAGCGCCAATAGCATTTTGAATTTTTAAATTTACTGAATGAATCTCAACATTGGTATTATGTCGTATTGAGGAATAGGCAAGTTTATTTCCTACTGCAAGAGTATTAAAACAAACTTTATTTAACCATCCAAAGAAAGATTGAAATCGCCATCTTTGGTTATATGAATTTCTTGCTATATATTTTACAAAAAGTTCATGATCTCCAACTTTCTCTTTCATATCCCAAAAAGTAATTTCCATTTTAGCCATGGCACCATGTTCATAAGATGCAACTTGGACATCAGCATTATCAAAATTTAAACCACCTTTTTTCATTACCTCTATTGCTCCATTGAAAGCATCATAATGTAATATTGGTCTATATCTTCCTTTGCACTCTGATAAAAACAAGTCATTATCAGTTCTTCTGATTTGTCTCAGTTTACTTTCTGGTATTGTTGGAATTGGTTTAATAACAATTGGAAAGTGAATTTTTTCTAGTTGTTTTTGTATATCAGTATTTAACATTTATTACTCCTTAATTTAAAATCGAATGTCCACGATTTATTAGGCATTTCTTTAAGGGATCAAAATTTTCAACTCCCCAAGCCATACATTCTGCAGAAGTACAGAATGGTATTATTCCTAATATTTTATCGTCTTTTGCATCTAGATATTTTTTAGTTAATTCACGACATTCTAATTTATCACGAATTATTTCTCTTGGATTTTTGGATGCTCTTGGGTCAAAGATATAATCATTTGATGATGAGCATCCTGCTACAAATAAAGCAATAACACAAAAAAGTTTCTTCATGTTATAAGTCCATAAAAACCACCATCTTTTACTGGAGTATTTAGTTTTATCTGCGCTTCTCTTGCAGTTTGGAAATATCCAGTCATTCTGTCATATGGCTCAATAAATCCATCAGTATTACAGATTTTTCCAATATACCATCCTGCATTAGATGCCATGACAATTGGTTCTGAAATTCCATCAGTAAATTTGATGTCTTTGATTTCTTTAAGTATTTTCATTACATTTTTCTCCTTTGTTTTGTAATTATAATTAACTCTGAAAAAAGAATGGGGAGTTTTTCTCCCCAATGTTATTATTTAATTAAATTTATTTAATATATGGAATTTGCAATCAGATAAAAAATTGTGACAAAATCTCTCATCTGTTATTTCTCCATGAAAAAAATAATCTTTAACTCCTTTGATAACATCAATTGGATAAAATGATTTTTCTGATATTTCATTTATTGAATTATTTTGATATATTAAAAATAATTTATCATCCATTTTTCTCTCCTCGTTTTGTAATTATAATTATACAGTATCAAAATAAAATTATATGTCAACCCTCAAATGATGTTTTTTTTAAAATAAATTTCTTTGGTTTTTATCTATTGGGCGCCATTCAATATCTGCAAGTTTATATGATGAGTTACCAAATTTACTTTCTACAGTTTGAGTAAATGTCAAGGTTTTCAAATATGCAGGATCAAAAAACATAAACTCATCATTGTGTTTAATTTTAAGTCCACCTTTTTTGATTGCTTGTCTAACCCATCCATCTCTGACAGATATGCAACCTCTATAAAGTTTCTTTACTTCTTTAACTATCATGATACCTCCTTGAACCATTCTGGTCTGTTTGAAAAGTTATATCTTGCAAATCGTAACTTATCTTTTATGTAAAAACTTCTATATGCTTTGATTGGGAAAAACTCATCAGTTTTCAAATCGTCATGTTTTGAAAAGCATTGAGGATGTTTAGTCATCTTGCCATTTGGAATAAATCTACTTCCAACAATTAATGGCAATAATAACTTTCTAGAGTTATGTATACGTTTATATCTGATTGTATATTCAGCAAACATACATCTAGCTAAATTCCAAGCAAATAGAAAGTTATCCCTAGTTTCTCGTACCCAAATTGTGCATGGGTGTTTTGTATGAACTGGTTTATAAAGATTTTTCTTCTCTGCAAAATCTGGTGCATGATGCCAAATTGCTGAACATAACATTTGAGTTTCTTCTAATGGCATTTTGACAATATGCTGATCGCATAGAGATTGTGATATTTTTTCTGGTGTAGTTTCAATTATAAATCTGTTCATAGTAACTCCACAAAGTTTCTTTCAAAACATGAAGTTTCTATTAGGCATCCCATCCAAAGAGCATAATAAGCAATTATGCAAAAAAGGAATAAGAAAAATATTTCTAAAAATAATTTAACCATTTTCTCGTCTCCATTCTTCTGCTCTTTTATTATCTTGCTCTGTAAGTGTTTTTAGTTCTTCTTCTTTTCTTGTTATAATATCCTGCAAAAAAGATTTGATAGTATCAGCAGAATATAATCCTATGCTATTTTGAACTGCTTTGAGTTCTCCTAAATCTTTTAATAGATAATTCATGAGTACCTCCTTATTTTCTGATGTTCATGAATAAGATCATCAAGAGCATCTGCTCTAGAAAATGCATCTCCTTTACATTCTGTATTATCAATAGTCCACATCCAATCAGTAATGACTGTTCCTACATAAAAAACAGTTCCTATTTTTTCTCCTTTGAAATAAACCTCCCAATCTGAAACACCAGACCATTTAGCAAACTCTCTTTCTTTCTCTGTGTTGTAACCTTCTTTTGGTCTTTTCAATTTATAGTTTTTGGAATCTAAAATTGTATTTTCCATTTATGCCTCCTCAAAATGTTTAGCAATATTATTAAATCTAGATGTTTTTGTTAATGAATAAGCACTTACATATTTTGCAATAGTTCTTTTTCCAATGAAATTTGGAGATTTGAAAGTTATCCCTCTGATTTCATTATTCAAAATATATGCAGTATAAAACAATCCATTTATTTCTTTTGTGATATATTTGATTTGATTTTCCATTTTTTTTCCTTTGTTTTGTAATTATAATTTTAAAGTATCAAAACAAAAGACCCTTGTCAACCACAAAAAAGAGTTTTTTTAATATTTTTTTATAATTTTAATGCTCTCCAATTAGCATTTTTGGTTTGCCAAGCACTTATCTTTGCTTCTGCGCCTTGTCGTAAAAATCTATTCTTTTCATCAAGTTCAGTCGCAATCTGTAATGCTTTCAAATGAGAATGGTATCTTGGACTTGAGTATGCTTCTCTCTCTTGAGCAGATATTGGTTTATCTGAATGTTCTTTCATAATTAGTGCTTTAAGAGTTTTAGTAAATGCCTCTAAATATAACCTATTTGCTCTATCCTTTGCATGCTCATCTGCAGAAGTACTTAAATAGTCTACTGCTTCCTCAATATGTTTATCTTCAATAATGGTGCCTTGTTTTTGTAACATTTTATTCCTTTAAAAATTTTTCCCAAATATTTTTAGCCATAGTCCTGCCAAAATCTGAATCAAGTCCATAAGATCTCCAAAAAGCATCTTCGTTTCCAAATCTATCGTGCAGAAGCATATGATGATATTGGCATAATGGAATAGTATTATTATCACCAGACTTCATTCCCATTCCTCTAGTACCATCATATGGTTTTAATAAATGGTGCGCCTGCACACCTCCATTGCACCATTCAGTACTAAAGGTATGCAAGCAACACATATAAGTAGCTACATATTGTAAATGTTTTTTGTTTCTAATTTGATTTGATTTTCCCACTCTCTCATCCTTTTTTCTTCGTATTTCATGATCTTTGATAGTGGCAATTTATTATCGCATTTCAAACAAATTTTCTTATTTTTTTTGACTATCATTATAAATTGATAACCAACAGAACATTTATCGCATATTGAACTCATAAAAACCTCCCATCTTTATAAATACAATTATATGTCTATCTCATCATCACTAGTTGTTTGGTCTGAGTCAATTTGTTTATATTCGTTATTATCCAAATTGTACTCTTTTACTTTGATGCCTATATATGGATTTTTATTTTGAGCAATATTCTTCCATCCACTTATTGACATAGGTTTTACCTCATTGACGACAGTAACAACTCCTTTCTCATCTGGTGAGGCATCAGATCTTTTGTCTTGGTTCTTTTTTAAAGTTCCAATAGAAACAACTATATCAGTTACTTCCTCTCCTCTTAAATTTTTTCTTTTGATTCCAAAAACTCTGAGTTTCTTACCTTCAAAGTTTATTTCTCCTTCAAGTCTAATTGCCATTCCATCTTTGGCTTTAAACAATCTTCCTTCGTTTTCTTTCAAGTCCATTTTCTATTCCTTATTCAGTTGAAGTAATTTGATTAATCTTGTCATTGCAGGATTTGACCAATAACATTTTTGTTTTCTTATGCTCATCTTTTGTAAGAGTATTTTCTGTCCAATTGATAATATCTTCTAAATGAGCAATTGTTGGCATTTTCCATTCGTCAATTGATTTATACTTTGAAATATCAAGTGCAGATGCATAACTCTTGAAACTTGTATAAGTTCCATTTTTATTTCCTTCTTCATCATAAGTTTCATAAGTTCTTGATGGCATGACAGTTTGAATTATCTTTCCATCTGGTTAATCGTTTCTGCCACTTGCTTGATTTCCATCATCCTCAAAATCTGCCTCTAGATTGAGCATTGCTTGAATATGATATCGTCTCATGTATGTTATTGATCCACCAATATCTTGAGGTTTGGATTCAAGAGTTCCAATAGTTCCCTCTGAAATGATTTCCTCTCCACTCTCAGTATGATGCAATACAGTTTGCAGGATATTTACAATTGTATTGTTAAATTCTAAAATTTTAGTTGTATAAAAAATTTCAAGATTATTATTTGAAAGAGCAGTTCCACATGCTTCAAATATATCATCAAGTGTACTGAATAAATGTGGTTGTCTATCTTTAGTTTTGAAATAAGAATTTACACCAGATTTCTTTAATGGTTGGAATTCTTTTCGTGCATTTCCTAATGCAGTTAATATTGTTTTTCTAGTCATTCTAGTCTCTCCATATTTTTTTAGCTTGTTGTTTCATTTCATCAGTCCACATCCATGAGTCATAATTTGGATATAATAAAGATGCTAATTCTTCCTTATCATTACTTATTGAAAGGAATTTTCTTATGCCATTAGCAATGGCAAATACTGATTTCATATGTTGTTCTACATTTGTGAGTTTGTATGATTTGACCTCTTTTTGAGAAACATAGTCAACCCAACAATCATATCCATCATATGCTTGTAAATAAATTGAAAGTTGTCTTGATGTTGCATCAGTTAATTTACTTGGGATTCTTGCAGTAGTTTTAGTATCTCTAATAATCCCTTTGTCGCCATCTTGATAAATAAAATCTATATATCCCACAAATGGAACTTCAAAATCATCAAAATCTTTTACAATCTTTTGCTGATATTCTTTTGGTCTTCCAAGAGCAGAATATAATTGGAGACTACTTCTATAATAGTTTTCAATAGTTTTTCTCTCTTTCTGAATTTTTTCAGATTCTCTACTTTGAGATTCATCATGAAGATCATCAAATTTCGTATATAATAATTGTATGATGGCATCATCAGTTAAATCATCCCTAGTTAATTTGAGATGAAGAGCATATTCAGTTGATATCCCTCTCCATGCTGAAGGACCTGCATGAGATGTAGTTTTAAATAAATAATTCATCACATATAATGCAGGATCAGAAACCCAACAATTAATTTGAGATGCGCTTAAATGATTAATTTCGTGTTGTTCAAATACATTATTTTTTGTCATAATTAACACAGTAACCACAAATGAGGGATAAATCAACCCTAAAATAGGTTTACAAACATTTTTTTTTGAGTATACTGTTTTTTAAAGGAGTTGCTATGTTATTAAAAGAATGGATAAAAAAGAATAATCATAGTTATGGATCATTTGCCAAAGAAATAGATGTTTCAATCAGAAATGTTGAGAAATGGGCACGAGGAGAACGTATGCCTAGATGGAATGATGCACAAAAAATTTTTGATAGTACGAACAATGAAGTAACTGGACATGACCTCTATGAACAACAAATTCTTCGCAAAAAAACAGATTTACAAAGGCAAAAAGTTTGATTCCAAAAAAGAACTAGGAAGATATATTTATCTTGAAAGTCTTTTTTCTGCAGGAACAATTTCAGATCTAGAATTACATCCAGTTTTTCCATTAATGGTAAATGGCAAGAAGATTGGTAAATATACTGCTGATTTTAGATATATTAGGAATGGGCAAACAATTATTGAAGATGTAAAATCTAAAGCAACAAAAACTAGAGATTACATATTAAGAAAAAAGATACTAGCAACCTACACACCTCCAATTCATATTAATGAGATCTAACCCTATTTTGTGGTAGACAATAGTTTGAAATTAGATTACTTTGATTTCCAAAGGAGAAAATCTAATGATCAATTATTTACTTAAAGTTCTAGAAATGGAACCAAAACAAATAGGAATGACTGCAAATCAAAAAACTGTCTTGATTGCACTTGCAAATAGATGTGATAAATATGGTAAATGTTTTCCATCACATGAAAGGATATTTAAAGATACTGGACTATCAGAAAGAACTATTATCAGATGTATAAAAAAACTAAAGGATTTAAACCTTATTTCTGTAAGAGAAAGATATTTATCAGAAGGACCAAAAATTCAAACTAGTAATGAATATACTATGACATTCTGTCTGACTAGGGATGACATAAAGACAGACAAAACATATATTAATAAAAGTTTTGTAAGCCAATCAGACACCCCTAGATTTCATAAAAATTTAACTAACATTGCAGGATAAAATGGATTTATCAGAATATGCGATTGAAATCTCAATCAGAAATGGGAATCAAAAAACTTATTGTCCTCAATGCAGAGGTTCAAGAAAATCAAAAAACAGATATGACAAACCACTATCAGTAACTATTGATGATGATAAAGCAGTTTGGAATTGTCACAATTGCAATTGGAAAGGTTCAAAAATGAAAAATAATTTTAATAATTTTAAAAAATCATTTGATAATGTAACACCTATAAAAAGACCTAATTTACCAAAAGAACCAAAAATAACTGAATCAATGATGGAATTTCTAAGTAAAAGAAAAATTTCACAGAAAACTGCAGAAGAATTAAATTTATTTGAAACTAAAAAACAGTTTGGAAATGGATTAGAAAACTGCATTGCTTTCCCATACATAGAAAATGGTCAAATTGTAAATATAAAATATAGATCATATGATAAACAATTTAGACAAGAGGCAAATGCGAAAAGAACATTATTTAATATTGACTCAATAAATGGGAAGGAAATCATCTTCTGCGAAGGAGAGATGGACGTAATTGCATTTTATGAAGCAGGGATTACAAATGCTGTTTCCCTACCAGATGGCGCAAATAAAGATGCTAAGTTTGATGAAAATGATAAAAGATTTACTGCATTAGGAAATACAGAAAAACTACAATCAATTCAAAAAGTATATATTGCAACTGATATGGATAATGCAGGACAATCACTTTCTGCAGAATTAGTTCATAGATTTGGGTCTGATAGATGTTACAGAATAAACTTCCCTAAATGGAAAGAGCAACAGATCAAGGATGCAAATGAATGTTTAATGACATTTGGAAAAGATGAACTAAAGAAATGTTTAAAAGATGCTCAACCATTTCCTATAGAGGGATTATACAAACCACATGAGTATCTTGATCAGATTTACGATCTTTATAATGGCTTACAAACAAAACCTTTTTCAACTGGATATGAAGAACTTGATAAAATTTATAAACTGATGCCATCAACATTCAATATAGTTACTGGAATTCCAAATCATGGCAAATCAAATTTTCTTGATCAAATTATGATGAATGCCGCAATGCTACATAAATGGAAGTTTGCAATATTTTCACCAGAACATTCAACTGTTCAACACCTTAGAAGATTATCAGAGATATTTTGTGCTAAACCATTTGATATTGGGTTCAATACCAGAATGTCTGAAAATGATTTAAAACTTGCAATTGATTGGTTGCAGGAACATTTTGTATTTATAGAAAACAAAGAGAGTGTTCCAACAATAGATTGGCTTTTGCAGAAAATGAGAGGTGCTTGCTTAAGACATGGAATCAATGGAGTTCTTATAGATCCATATAATGAAATTGATGCAAGCAGGAAAACTGGAAAAAGAGAAGACGAACATATACGAGATTTAATTTCATCATGTAAAAAATTTTGCAGGAGTCATAATATAATTATGTGGATGGTTGCTCATCCCTCAAAATTGGTAAGACAAAATGATGGATCTTATCCAGTACCATCAATGTACGATATATCTGGGTCTGCTCATTGGCATAATATGGCAGATGTTGGACTTGTTGTTCATAGATTATTTGATGAAGAAAAAACTCTTGTATGTACTAGAAAGATAAGAGAGCAAGGATACTATGGAAATATTGGAGAATGTTTCTTTAAATATGATGTTGGTAAAAAGAGATACGAGGAAATAAAAGAAGATGATTATGCTTCCCAATCACATGGCATATACCAAGATTAAACCCCTTGAAAAAAATCAAGGGGTCTAAAATAGGGGAAATATAATGATTAATTTATCTTACGGCATTAATGCAGTTTTTACAAATGTTTCTTTCCCTGCATCTACAACCTTAGCATCTAATAAATCATCTTGAGAAAGTTCATCTTTGGTTTCTTCAGCATCTTCCAAATTATCAAAAGACCAAGATAATGACCAATTCTCTCTATCTTTGTATTTTGTGTAAACTCTAAATCTTAAAATTTTTTGAGTGTAATACTCCATTTTATTTCTCCCAATTATAGAATCCGTAATATAAATTTGAATGTAATTTATCCAAAATAACATTTACTTTATCTTCATTTTTTTCTTCTAAAAGAGTTTGCTTGTTTTTCTTTAGAATTTGTAAATACTCTTGGTTCAATTCATTATAAGGATCTTTATTAAGCCTTGATTGAATTTTCTTAATTTCATCTGCCAAATAACAATATAAATATGTTGCTTTATATTTTGCAGTTATTGGAGATAAACCTTCTTTGATAAATTTATCTCGTGATCTTGTTGAACAAATCATTTTATTTTGCCTCCACAAAGTCAACATTTTCTAAAATCTCTTTTGCTTTTTGGAAAGTATTAGAAAATTTATTCATGTTGTTTATATATAAACCCCCTCTCATTCCATTTGATGATTCAAAGTATTTCTTTTCTTGTTTTGAAATTCCAATAAGAGTACCATCTTTGTATCTTCCAACATAATCAAGATAATAGTCCCATTCAAATTCTGAATGTTTTAATATTCTTTTTTCTTCTTTAATTCTTATTCTTTTAAATTGTATCATTTTAATTTTCCTTTGTTTTTGTAATTATAATAATAAAGTATCATTGCATTGACAGTATGTCAACCCTAAAATGATGTTTTTTATTGTTTTTTTAACTTTTTTTTATTATTATTTATCAAAAAGAGGATCTAATGCAGAAAATAACTGAAATATCACAAGTAAATATCAATGATTTACAACCATATGAAAGAAACTCAAGAGTCCACTCTGAAAATCAAATAGAGCAGATAAAAAATAGCATAACCCAATGGGGATGGACTATTCCAATATTAATTGACGAGAATAAGGTAGTTTTGGCAGGTCATGCTAGATTAGAAGCAGGAAAACAACTCAACATTGAACAAGTTCCCTGCATGATTGCCAAGAATTGGACAGAGCAACAAAAACAAGCATATATTATTGCTGATAATAAACTTGCAGAAAACTCTACATGGGATATGGGTTTATTTTTTACAGAGTTAAAAAAATTAAATGATGATGGTTTTGATCTAAAATTCATTGGAGTAGATAATGAAATTGATTTTAGTTTCAATGGCGAATATACTCCAAATATTGATTTTTCAGATGTAAGCCAGTCAGATATAGATAAGGCAGAAGAAAAACAAAGTCAGATAGGAAATACTGATGTTCATGTGCAAAAAATAATATGCCCTAAATGTATGCATGAGTTTGAAATAAGTGGGAATAATTGATGCGATTTATTGAAAAAACTTTATTAAATGCAGAATGGAAATTTGCTAAAACAATG